ATCTGTTCTACTAAAGATGTCGTCGGAACTACTATCAGAATACTTAATTTTTTTTCAACGTAATATCTCACAATCCCATATATCATCAGCGACTTTCCTGAAGCAGTTGGAGATATCAATAACCTACGATTGTATTTTAAAGCGTCGTGTACTCCCTGAATTTGATAATCTCTAGGTTTATATCTACTTACAGCGTTCATATAATCTTTTACACCCTCTTCAGATATACCTTCATTTACTTCAAATGGTAAACCATAGAACTTACTTGGTTGAAAATCGTATGTATATTCGTGGTCTTTACAAAATTGTACGATCTTATCTAAGAGTCCAACATATATCTGATTGTTCTGAATATTAAATAATCTTATCTTTCCGTCCCAATACTTATTCTTATAAGTTGGCATAAACTTTGCACCAGGTACTTCAAAGGTGAAATAGTCTGCTAACTCATAATAAACGTGCATATCAGACTCTATCTGAAGATGCACTTCATTCTTTTTTGATATTATCAAATGTGACATAACATCATCAATATCAATTATTTAGTTGTGTTTTTGAAACTTATTTTTCAAACATACGTCTTAGCATTCTTTCCTTTTCTCTTCTTCTATTGTTTTTTGATTTAATTAATTCAACTTTTCTATCAATGAATTTTGCTTGAGCAGCGTCAGCAGTTGGTGGATGAATACTTTTTCGATTTGCTGCCAATCTACTAAATTTATCTTTTTGTCCAAAAGGCACTGGTTTATTTTTCTTTCTTAATTTTAAGATATCTTTTACTGGTATTTTTTTAGTTGTAGATTTTAAACCAAGTTTTTTCAGAGATTTAAATGCTAATTTACCTCCTTTTAATAAAAGTTCAAATTTATTTAATTCTGTAATAAATTGGTTATAAGTTTTCATACTCTACTTTTATGCCTTATATTCAACTTTTTTAGGACCACCTTTTATTCTTCTATCAGCAACATACTTTTCCATATCCTTAGAAATTTTATCTACTGGTTTTGTGTTTGGGTCTTTCGCTATTTTTGTTTGTGGTGCCTTCTTATTTTTTGTAAGTAATTTTTTACCCTTATTATATGCACCTGTTACTGCCTTAGTTCCAACATCAAATGTTTTATCAACTCCTTTTGCATATGCATTTGGTGTTAAACCTGTTACATTATATCTGTTGATACTCTGTGCAGTTGAAGCAGCTCTTGCAATATTTTTAGTTGCACCAAGTCCTTTTGCTGCTTTAAATGCTTTTCCTCCAGGTATCATTCCCAATGCATCAAATCCTGCTTGTTTGAACTTACCTTTTCTTAGATTATTTGCTGCAGAAAGTCCAGAGTATGCAGTTAATGCCATTCCACCTAATTTAAGTGCTGCTGGTATTAGAGCAGGTAATGCTTCATCAAGTTGTTGAGTTTCTTCTTGAAATTGTTTGAATGTTTTCATTACCCTACGATTGTATCAAACCAGTCTTGACTCATACCTGAGATAATTTTATCTGCAGAATCAGCATCAACTGCATACTTTTCATCTATTAAATGTTGCTTTACTTTCTCGTAATTCTCATGAATCTTTTTTGTTTCTCTTGGAGTTGGCTTCATAGTATCAGTAAATCTACTAAGTTATTTATGATTTAAACCATTCAGTATTATAAGTAGAGTCACTAGCACCATACTTACCAATTGGTATTAAATTAAAAGCTAAAGAGTGTCTGGGTTTTTTACTTTTATTATCTAATATTGAGTGTTCTAGGTAACTTGGAAAAAATATAAGCATATTTTTTTTAGGTTGAATATCCCAAGTATTTGAATTTTGTAAGTTAAAATCTGTTGATTCATTAGAATAAGGAGGTATAAAAAAATTGCTAAAGCGAATGAGAGGATTAAAAAAACGTATATTACCAGAGTTATGTTCATAATCATCAAAATAATATAATCCACTATAAAAACAGTTATGATGTTGATGCATATTACAAGTATCACCAGGTTTCATTCTGGTAAACCAAGATGTGCTGATGGTAAAATCATTACTAAGTTTTAATATATTAAATGTATACTGTTGAAAAATTTTTAAAATTTCAATTCCAAGTTCTTGATAATCATTTATTACATAGAGAGAATTAGATTGCTCTGATGATTGACCACTTTTACCAGACTCATTAAATTTTATATTCTTTATAACAATTGTGTTAAATTTACTATCCACTTCATTTACTACCAAATTAGACGGAAACAAAGATAGTATTTTCATTAATTATACCCCGCTTGGAATTTATTCCATTCAATCGCATTCTTAATTTGATATGTTCTACCTGATATATTTCTAATAATCTCTTCTAAAAACTTTAGCATTATGTCATAATATTTAATTTTCATATCAACCTTATTCATTTTATCATCTGCTTCAAGATGTCTTTGGATAGCATCTTTTTCTCTTACTTTATATGGAAAAGGTTCTTCCGCATACACCTCTGCAGTTGCTTTTCCAGTGTAATAATTATATCTTTCTAATCTAACTTTACTATATTGTTCTCTTGCTCTTTCACGCAATAAATTAATTGTATTATAAAGAGTATAATACTTTGAGTGAAGTTGAGGTATTTTTAGTGATTCATCGTGTAGATTATCAGGATCGATTTTGGAGTCTTTCTCCCACATCTCCTGAATTTGTTCAAGATTCATAGACTACTTTTCAAATCATATATTGTATACTTGAATGTTGCCTCTGCTGTAAAATACTGAATATCAGTGTTAGTTGCATCAAAATCGAGAGATGTTAAAGATATTGGGAATAAATCAGTAAATTTAACTTTTGCAACTTCTCGATAATTGCTATTTAATATTCTAAGTGTACCATCGCAAAATGCTTCTTTTTGATCTCTTTGACCATCAGAGTCTGTAGTTATATCTTTAAATTGTTTACCTGACTCTGGAAAACCTAATCCTTTTAACCAATCATACACTGCGAGATAATTTTCCATATTCTCATCGACTAGAAATCGAAGTGTAAAATCACCAAAAGTTAGTCTTTCACCTGGTACCGAAATATTTTTTAAATATGATGCTTGTTGTGCAAGTTCAAGGTTTAACTCTGGTATTCTAGCAGAATTTGAGAAAAAGTCAACCTTCGGAAACTTCGCCAAATTAAATTTGAACGCTACTCCTGATAGAAAATTTCTATTTTGTATTTGGTTTCTGAATGCCGATGTCATTATCTTTTTGATTATTTATTGTCTTTGAGTAAAATCAATTCCCTCTAAGTGATCAAACTCGTGTTGAAAAATTCTAGATGCCATTCCACTCAATTTTATTTTATGTTCTTTTTCATTTTCATCTTCATATTTAACAACAATTCTATCAGGTCTTTTTACATTAACAAATTCATCGGGATATGACAAACAACCCTCTTCAAACTCTACACATTCATTGTACTTTTTAATTATAGAAGGATTAAAACATACGATAACTTCATTAGTTTCTAAATCTTTAATCATTGCAAATGCTCTAACATACATACCAATTTGATTTGCAGAAAGACCCACACCTTCATAATGATGCATATTTTCAATTAATATTTTTGCAACCTCATGACGTTCTGTTTTCGCAATGCATTTATTACACGGTTTTATTTTTTCGTGTAACATTGGATGTGTATTAGGTATCAGTTCTAGTATCATTTTTTCTTGGGTTATTGAGTTTCCAAGATGAACCCTCTATAAAAATATTCAGATAAACCCACTTTGCATAGTGTACACCTCTATAACACATAAAAGCAAACACTTTCTCTGGGTTGTGAATATCGGGATTGTATTCTGGGACTTCAGGATACTCCCAGTCTATGCGTATCATTACCTACTCCAAACTGAGTAAATATTTATTTGTTAGCATATCTTGACAAAAAAAGAGACCCTTTCGGGTCTCTGATCCATCTCGAACGAGATATTTATATTACATAAGGTTAGCAACCTTAACTCTTCTGTAGTAACGGTTTGTGTTACGTGTGAGTGTTCCAAGTCCCTGAGTTGTACCTTGTGAGAATGGGTTCTCAACCATACCATATCTGGTCTTGAATCCAATTTTTGGTTGGAATGTATCCTGACCAACCGCACGAACCATCTGTAGAGGAACGTATGGGCAGTAGAATAATCCAGCGTCATAAGGTGAAGAACCTTTGTAACCCATTACATAGTACTGAGTTGCAGCTACGTTAGCAGCAAATGGGTCAATGTACACTCTATACTTACCTTGTAACACACCAGCAAATGTATTGCCTGTGTCATCTACATTAAGGTTAGCATTTAAAGCAGGTGTGTAATCAAGTACACCAGCCATTGTTAGTGCAGAAGCAACGTCTGCGGAGCAAAGGATCATGTT